AGCCCCGACCCATCTAAAGCTTTGAGAAAAAATTACGCTGGGGTCGGTTACACCTATCGTGCTGATATTGACGGGTTTGTACCTCCTCAGCCGTATCCGTCATGGATATTGAACCCCACTACTGGAGAGTGGGAACCGCCTATACCGTATCCAAATGACGGTAAAGACTATTACTGGGATGAAGCCACGCAATCGTGGGTTGAGGTGCCGCAATCATGATGACAATGGTTTCAACTTTCCTGTCTTTCTTGGCAGGTGGACTGCCTAAGATCCTGCAAATCTTCCAAGACCGGCAGGACAAGAAGCATGAGTTAGCTTTGGTCGCTGCTCAGAAGGAGCGTGAGTTGGCGCTGGCTGAACGCGGCTTCATTGCTCAGGCTCGGGTTGAAGAGATTAAGCTAGAGCAGATCCAAACTCAAACGGCGGGTGAAGAGCGCCAAGCCCTGTACCAGCACGACATGGAAATTGGCAAAGGCGCATCCCAATGGATGATCAACCTTCGTGCTTCTGTCCGTCCGGTTGTGACTTATATCTTCGTGCTAGAACTCGTTGCTATCAACATTGCCGGTGTTTGGTATGCCTACAACACGGGTGTGCCGTTTGCCGCTGCGATGGCTGAAGTGTTCTCGGATGACGAGATGTTGATTCTGTCTTCAATTATCGCCTTTTGGTTCGGCACGCAGGCGTTCGGCAAGAAGTGAAAGTCTCCAAGGCTGCCATCGACATGATCAAACATCACGAGGGGGTACGGACCAAGCCTTACCGCTGCCCTGCCCTTTTGTGGACTGTTGGTGTCGGCCATGTGATTGACCCGGCTCATGCGACGGTGAAGTATGAGGAGCGCAAGAATCTACCGATACCCGCAGGCTGGGACCGGATTCTCACGATGGACGAGGTGGACCGGATACTTGCTCAAGACCTTGGTCGGTTTGAGCGTGGTGTGGTTCGACTTTGCCCTGCTTCTATTGGCAATCAGGGAATCTTCGATTCTCTCGTCAGTTTTGCCTTCAACGTGGGTCTTGGCAATCTCCAACGCTCTTCCCTTCGGATGAAGACCAACCGGGGCGAGTTTGAAGAGGCGGCTGACGAGTTCCTGAAATGGACGAAAGCGGGTGGTAGAGTACTGCCGGGTCTGGTCAAACGGCGCAACGACGAACGGGCGTTGTACCTGTCAGGGGTTTCGTAATGGCACTTCAGAAACTAGAACTTCGCCCCGGCGTTAACCGCGAATCAACTAGCTATGCTAACGAGGGCGGCTTCTTCGCATCTGACAAGGTGCGTTTTCGCTCTGGCTACGCCGAAAAGTTAGGCGGCTGGCAGAATATTAATTTTGCTTACACGTATAAAGGCGTAGCCCGATATCTCTGGAACTGGGTGACGGCTGTCGGTCAGAATCTTCTTGGTGTAGGCACCAACCAGAAAGTCTATGTAGAACTGGGCGGTGAGTTTTACGACATCACCCCGCTTGGTAACTCGCTTACGCTATCTAATAACCCGTTTACCACGGCGGCTGGCAGTAAGGCAGTTCAAGTTAACGCTACTGCACACGGCACATCTATCGGCACCTATGTCACTTTTTCGGGTGCTACAGCCGTAGGCAGTCTGACTTTAAACGGTGCATTTGAGGTTGCTTCAGTTCCGAGCGCCAACTCTCTCGTCATTTATTCGCCCACTGCGGCAGGTTCGACGGCTACCGGTGGCGGTTCTTTAGTTGTTGCCCAGTACGATATTGATGCGGGTAACGCTGTCTACACCACCCAAGTTGGTTGGGGCGGCCCTCCTTGGGGCAGTGGTGGTTGGGGATCATCATCTCCCGCTGGCATCCCGATGCGCCTCTGGTCAATGTTTAATTTTGGCGATGACCTGATATTTGCCGAACGTAGCGGTGAGATCTATTTTTGGACTAAAGACACTTCTACGTGGGCACGCGCCGTTACGCTTGAAGAGAAAGCCAACACGATAGAAAAGACGGCGACTACGGCTACGGCTGCTTCTGGCGCTGCTGCTATTGTGGTGGCTGATGCCACGGGCATTAACACTGGCTCTGTTGTATCAGGCACGGGCATTCCAACGGGTACTTTTGTAACTGCCGCTTGGACGGGTTCAACGTCTGTCACGCTTTCGGCAGCGATCACGGCCACGCTCACGGCTTCCGCCGTTTCTTTCAGTTTTGCGGGGCGTCATGTCCCTAACGAAACTAACGTCATCATCGACTCGCCGGTAAACGAGTTCACGATTTGCATGGGTTCAACCCCGTACGACCCGACTAATTTCAACACAGTATTTAATCCACTTCTTGTTCGCTGGTCAGACCAAGGCAATCCGTACGAGTGGGTCCCTGAAGTTACCAATCAGTCCGGTGAGCAAACTCTATCTCACGGCTCGTTTATCGTAGCTACGCAGAACACTCGTCAGGAAATCCTGATTTGGACAGATACTGCCCTTTTCTCTATGCAATACATCGGACCGCCGTTTGTGTGGAACTTTGTGCTGCTAGATCAAGACATTTCCATCGCTTCGCAAAACGCAGCCCAGACGGTTAATAACGTCACGTACTGGATGGGTCGTGACAAGTTCTTCATGTATACGGGTCGTGTGGAAACGCTGCCCTGCACCCTTCGTCAATTTGTCTACAACGACATCAACTACGACCAGCTTGATCAAGTTTGTACAGGCAGTAACGAAGGCTTCAACGAAGTCTGGTGGTTCTATCCGTCAGCTAATAGCCTGATCAACGACCGTTACATCATTTATAACTATCTTGAGCGTATTTGGTATTACGGCAATATCAATCGCACGGCGTGGTCCGAGCATACCCAGCGTAATTACCCAATCGCGGCGTTCTCTATTCAGACTTCGTACCTTGCTACGTCGATTGATTCGTCCATTACGACGATTGCCTTGGTAGATGCTGCAACGTACCCGTTAAGCGGTACGGTTACGATTGATTCTGAGCAGATCACGTACACTAACATCGTTAACAACACTCTTACTGGATGCGTACGTGGCGCGAACTCTACCGTGGCTGCGTCCCATACTCAGTACACCGTTGTTAGTCTCAAGATTCCAAACCAAATCTTGCTGCATGAAGTCGGCAACGATGATGCGTCGGTTAACCCGCCCGTGCCGATTGAAGCCTTTATTGAGTCGTCGGACTTCGACATTCAAGACGGTCAGAACTTTGGCTACGTCTGGCGCATCCTGCCGGACTTAAACTTTACGGGATCGACGGGACAAGACCCGTCCGTGGTTCTTACCGTTAAACCGCGTCAAAATTCTGGCAGTAACTACACCGCTGCCGATACGCCGACCGTTACCCGAACATCAGTAATCCCGATTCAGCAGTACACCGGTCAGGTCTATACCCGAGTGCGCGGTCGTCAGATGGCGTTCCGTGTGGACTCAACTGATCTTGGCGTAGCGTGGCAGATGGGCATGATGCGTATTGATGTCAAACCGGATGGACGCCGATGACCGTCGCTCGCGGTGTAGTGCCGCCGAACTTGCCGGTTGCTCCGACTAGTTATCAGGTTCGATATCAGGACCAATTAACGAACATCCTGCGTTTGTTTTTTAGTCAAATATCTAATCGAATTAATTCACCTCTTGCACACGCTTCGTACTACGACACAACGACGCAGACGAATCCGGTAGCCAATACGGTTAATTTATTTACTTACAACACTGTTGTTACTGAGTTTGGTATTACCCGTGGCGTACCTACATCTAGAATATTTATTGCTCAAACCGGCGTTTATAACTTCCAATTCTCGGCTCAGCTAGACAAGTCTGGCGGTAGTGCAAGCGCGGTTTATATCTGGCCCCGAATCAATGGAGTTAACGTACCGGATTCGGCTTCCAAAGTAGTCATTGACGGACCTAACTCCGAAATCATACCGGCTTGGAATTTCGTGCTGGTGCTGGAGGCTAACGACTACTTTGAGTTAGCTTGGGAGTCATCTGACACTAACGTAGTCATTCCTTACGTAGCCGCTACGGGCAATATCCCGGCTATTCCGTCCATCATCCTGACCGTCACTTGGGTATCGAACTACGAAGCCAATGAGTGATACCATCTGTACAAATTTAACCCCGTGGGGGGATTATGTATAACGACACGCCCGAGGCAGGCTTAGCCTCCCTTCTTGCTTCCCGTGGCCGGGGCGGGGATTCGGTCCTTGTCCACATGGCCCCCCAAGAACTTGCTGGTCTTCAGCAGTTGGCTATGGCGCATGGTGGTAGCCTGACCCGTAATCCGGAAACGGGGCTATACGAGGCGTCGTTCCTTAAAAAGATCCTCCCCCAAGTTATCGGTGCCATCCTACCGTCCGTGCCGGGTGTTGGTCAGTTCACCAAGACGCTTGGGTTTGGTAATGAGGCGCTGGGTAGCGCCCTTATCGTGGGCGGCGCTACGGGTCTGATTGAAGGCGATTTGAAGAAAGGGTTGATGGCAGGACTCGGTGCCTATAGCGGTGCCAGTATTGCCGGTGGGTTGAAGGCAGCGGCGGGGGTAGGTGCCCCGGCTGGAGCGGAAGCGGAAGTTCCGACGAGCCAAGTTAGCACTGGCGCGGCAGGTGCGTCGTTTGCTCCTCCGTCTGTTAAAGATCAGATTTTGTCTGGCGGCACGGCCCCGCGTGGGTTTGATATTGACGCTACCCGCGCTAAAAACTGGGCGGCATCCAATACCCCCGTAGGCGCTGCGCCTATTCAGGCTGCTACTACGGTGAAGCCTCCGACGAGCTTCCTTGGGACGATGGGACGGGGTGTTAAAAACATCTTCACGACCCCGGAAGGCGCGAGCAAGTTCATGGAAGGACTGGGCGGTGGTTACAAGTCGCCCATCGGCCAGACGCTTTCCCGTTACGCTGCGTTCTCGGGTGCCATGTTGCCGTTTACCGAGGAGCCTAAAGCGTTCCCGACTGGCGGTGCGGGTGGCGATGAGATCGTCTATATACCGGGTAAATATGACCCGTCTAATACCAGCGTTTTCCAAGCGCAAGGGCAGTACTATCGCCGTACTCCGCAGGGCATGGTACCGATTAATCCTTGGGCAGCGGCTCCGAAAGGACGTGGTTTTGCAACGGGTGGCCCTGTCCAGCCTGAAGACCAGAACATGAACCAAGAGCGTTCTATTCCTCATCAGAACGCACCGTTTCCGTACCCCAACCAAAGCTATCCGCTATCAACTGTAACAGGTACACCGTACCCGGCTATGCAGATGAGCGGCACTCCGCAGCCGCGTGAGATTATTGGTAACTACGAACCGGACGTTGATGTTTTTACCGGTGAACAACGGTTTGCTGACGGCGGGGCTGTAGCAGAAGACCCGAAGATTCTTGCGACTCGTTCGTATATTGAAGAGTTAAATCGCCGTGCCCGTAATCCGTATGGTGGTCCAGCTACGTCGGGTATCGGTGGAGGGCTGAGCGCGTTCGGTCCACAGTATCTGCCTCCCGCTACAGGCGGTGATTCAGGTGCAGGCACAGGAGCGGTCAAGCAGCCGGGTATTGGCGATATCGTTGGTGGTATCGCTGCGAACTACCTCGTCAATAAGGGTATCGGGGCTGGTGTTGATTATTTGAGAGATAAGTTTGGTAATAATCGTCCTGACGAGCCAATTAAAGATTCGCTTGAAGGCGTAGACCTTTCGGCGCTCCCGGCTACAACCGCTGCTCTGACGCAGTTGAACCCGCCGAACGTACCGCCCAGACAATTTAATGTTGACGTAGAACAGGTACCGGACGTTGAGCCGCCTGCTACTACGACACCCGCTGCCGCACAACCATCTGCTACGTCGTCCATACCTCTTACAACGGGCTCTCTTGCTGCATTAAGTGCGGCAAGTCCGTTTATGAATATCTCTCCGCTTCCGCCTACTAGAACCGTAATTGAACCGGTTTCTTATGAAGGCGAGGAGATGGTTGTTAGGGAGGACATGACTCCGGCAGAGACAGCACGGGCTGCTCAAGCGGCCACGACTCCTGCAACGTCTGCCATTCCGTACTCGGCTGCATTAAGTGCGATCAGCCCGTTTGCAGCGACTGCGCCTTCTGCCATACCGGTCGTCGGTGAGCCTGTTTACGATGCGCTCGGCAATGTGTCTGGCTTTAAATATCCGGACGGCACGATTGAGCCTGTCGAAGGTTACACCCGTGAGCCGGGTCAACTGGACGCTGATCTGCAAGCCAAGACACGAGTGGGCGGCGATATGTCTGCCCCGCTTAGCAGTTATCTCTCGGGTGCTTCTTCGGTCGGTGCGGGACTTGCTGGACTCGCGTCTGGTTCAAAATATTTGACTAGTATTATCCCGATTGACCCGCTTACTGGCG